GGGGGGTAACTTTCAGACCAAAAGCTCTGCCAAGACAATTATTGATGTGGGTTCTACACTGGATACCAAGTCAGGAGGAACAACAACAATGAAAGCACCGAGGATTGATCTGAACCCATGAGCACCCATAAGTTCGTTATACTAATAGGCAGAACACTGTATACCTATGATAACTATGATGATATACCATTGGAGTTTGATAATGTAATAGAGTTTCGACCTGTGATACCTGATGGACCGCATAGTCATGATCAACACAATGAAATTGACTCATGGAATGATAAACTAAAAGAACTGATGAAAAGGGAAAGAAAGTAATGCCTGCAGTAACAAGACAGGGAGATGCTGATGTAGCCCACTGCTCTGGTATGGTAAGGAGCGGTCATTCGGATAATGTATTTGTGAATGGTATAGGGGTGAGTCGTCAGGGAGATAGTAATACACCACATTTACTTCCTGGAGTGCCATGCCCTGTACATGCAGCACCAATAGCTGTGGGGTCTACTACTGTATTCATTAATGGTAAGGGATGTGGGCGTGTGGGTGATGGAATATCTGGCTGTACCTCTGTGGCTGCAGGGTCGGGTGATGTATTTGCTGGTGGATAGCCTGTGGGCTGATAGCCTATGATTGTGTATGATTGTGAGTATCTTCGAGTATCTTCGATGGGATTTTAAATTAATTTAATTAAATGGTGTAGCTTCACCAAGGAATGTATTTATAACGAGAGAAAAACAATGTCTAGAGCACAATCGATTACTGCATATACCAAACAACCAGAGATATACTCAGATTTTCTGTCTAATCTCGATAAACATCCACTGTCTGGTGATATCGGTCGGGTGACAAATACAGAGAGCATTAAACAAAGCATAAAGAATCTTCTTCTTACCAATTATGGCGAGCGATTCTTTAATCCAGGGATCGGCAGCAATGTCTATCGCACATTATTCCAGCCAATGGATAATTTTACCCTGCATGACATGAAGGATTACATCAAAGAAACACTGCAATTCCATGAGCCAAGAGTGAATCTGCTTGGAGTCAATGTTGCATTCAGTGAAAACAATAAAAATACAGTCACAGCGACGATCGTTTTTTCACTGATAAATAGTAATACAGTAAACACTCTCAACCTAATCTTGCAAAGAGTCCGATAAATGGCAGCAAACAGCTCACTTGAACTTACTTCTCTTGACTTTGATAGCACAAAAACCAGTTTAAAGAACTTCCTCAAGGCACAGTCAGCGTTCAAAGACTATGACTTCGAGGGGTCGAATATTAATATACTGCTGGATGTATTGGCATACAATACTTTCCTTAACTCTTTTTATCTGAACATGGTGGCATCAGAGTCATTTTTGGACTCTGCACAGCTAAGAGACAGCATCGTAAGCCATGCCAAAGAGCTTAACTACCTTCCACGCAGTAAGAAGTCATCGCGTATCACATTGGAGCCATTCGAAGTATACTTGGATCCAACGGTAACTGAATTGTATATGCCGAAGGGTACAAGATTCAGCGGCACGACTCAGGGTGTTTCTCGTACATTTGTCACTGATGCAAACTATGTAAACAGTACCAAATCACCTGAGTATGATGTAAACGGTAATCTTATTAATACCGACCGTAATAGATTCATTGTGTCCTATAGAGAGTATGATAATCTCGGCGGTAGTACGATCGTCGACCCATTTACTATCTATCAAGGCATCTACCAGACCGACACCTTCGTTATGGACTATACACTGGAGAACCAAAGATTTGTACTAACCGACCCTGCAGTTGATACTGACTCCATCACTGTGAGTGTAAGTGAAAACTCAGGTGCAACTATTTACGACTATGTTTACAGTGCAACTTTACTTGATATCAAAAGCACCGATACGAAGTTTTTTTTGCAGGCAGCTGATAATGGTAAGTATGAAGTGGTCTTTGGTGACGACATTATCGGTCGCCGTCCACGCAATGGTGCAGTTGTTACTATCGAATACCGTGTCAGCGAAGGTGAGATGGGTAATGGTGTAACTGTATTCAACTTAGACACTGATGTTGGTTTGACCTCTGGTGGTGTTTATAAGGGATCCAGCAAGCTGATGACTTCGGCTGAATATCCAGGTGGATCATATAACGGTGCAGACGCTGAGAGCATTGAGCAAATTCGTTTCAAAGCACCAAGATATTTCCAAACACAGGAAAGAGCTATCACCAGTACTGACTACGAGATCCTGTTGCGTAATGCATTCCCTGAGATCGAAGCTATAGCTGTATTCGGCGGCGAGACGCTGGAGCCTCCACTGTATGGTAAGGTCTATGTCTCCGTAAAGCTAAAGGATGTCGAAGGTTTACCCGATGCAAAGAAGCTGGAGTATGCAAATTTCCTAGCTCCACGTTCACCATTGTCTATTGATGCAGTATTCATTGAGCCAGAGAACCTTTATTACAACATCACCAGTACGGTCAACTACAACATCAATATCACCAAGGATCGCCCTGATCAGATTCGTACTGCAGTATACGATAGTATTATAAAATATGACTTAGATAACCTACGTAATTTCAACGTGACTTTACGTAAGTCCAAGCTGTCATCGGCTATTGATAATACTAAATCAAGTATCGTTAGTAACGAAACCAATATCGATATTTTCAAGAAGATCGTTCCATTCCTTAATGTCTCACAGAATATCATCATACGTTTTGGCGTTCCACTTTATGCACGTGGTCCTGAGCTAGGATTAATTCATCCTGAAACCGACACACATGCACTGACAAGCTCGTCTTTTGTAGTATCTAACCTTGGAATTGTATTACTAGAGGATGATGGTAATGGCAATGTTAGGTTAGTGCGTTCTGATGGGAATGGAAATCATATCAAGGTAAAAGATGCAGGGACAATTGACTATACTAATGGTATTATCAAGCTAGTTGACTTTAATGTTGAGAGCTATAATGGAACGGAGCTTCGTATCTATGGTGTTCCTGAATATGATGATATCAGTATATCTGGTAATAATATTATGGAGCTTGGTACTGACGAAATTGTAATCAACATTAAGACTGTGCGCGAATGATCAACACCGAAAAGACAATATCGAATCTTATTGAAACACATTTCCCGATGTTTATTCAGGAGGAAGGACCAGTATTCGTCGAGTTTGTCAAAAATTATTATAAGTGGATGGAAGAAAGTAGTGGTGCAGTATATGAGGCGCGTCGCCTTGGTGAGTACCGTGATATTGACAGCACCGTAGACTCATTTTTAATTTATTTCAAGGAAAAGTATTTAAAGAACGTACAGTTCGATACAGCAGCTTCCACGAAGAAGATGGTGAAGCATAGCTTGGACTTATATCGTTCCAAGGGTAGTGCACGTGCAATTGATTTATTGTTCAAGGTAGTTTTTAATACTCCTGCAGAAATTTACACTCCAGGTGATGACCTATTCAAGCTTTCTAGTGGCGACTGGTATGAAAAGGTATACCTCGAGATAACACCATCACCTTCGAACATCTTTTTCGTAGGCAAGCAGATCATTGGTTTACAAACAGGTACAACTGCATTCGTTGAGAAGCTTACTCGCAAAAAGGTAAAGAACGTCTATATCGAAGTTTTCACTATATCCAACCTAAAGAACAACAGCCATTTCATTACTGGCGAAACAATTAAAACAGCATCACAAAGCTCAGTAGTCAATAATCCACGTATACTTGGTAGCCTGACAAGCGTCACTGTATTGACAGGTAGTAACAGCTTTGCTGCAGGTGACGTAGTAGAGCTGCATAGCAATTATGGCGTTGGTGCCATGGGTTTGGTGACTGCAGTATCCGAAGTTACTGGTAAGGTTGACTTTCTACTAGTAGACGGTGGATTTGGTTATACCACTGGAGCGAATGTCGTTATTTCTGAGAAAGTATTAAAGGTTAGTAACGTACAGGTAAATAGTGCCTATAGCAATACGTCATATTTCGGCGAGTTTGATTATGTCACTGCGCCACAGGGTCAAATAAGCTATATTGATGCAACAGATGCATTCACCGTAGGCGCGAATTTATATACCTATAATATTGGTGGTAGTCAAAAAGGCAAGGCTATCATTCAGGACGTAGTTGGAAACACAGCTAGTGGAAATCTTTACTTTACTGTACTCAGTGGTAGCATGGATTCAACTGCATATTATACCGAAGCCAATGCAATCAGTGCCGACGTTGGTATAGTGCCTTATATCGATCAAACAGCATCTGCTACTATAGTAGGAGCTAGTGATAATGTTTTCATTGACTATGAAAATTCACCAAAGTTCAACGTAGGCGAAACCGTAGTACAGTATGATAACGTAGGACGAGTTGCTGCACAGGGTATAGTAGTTGCTAGCACTGTATTAGGTACAACGGGTACACTAAGACTCAATAGCGTAAGTGGTCTTTTCCTAACGAGCGTAACACTTCACGGCATGGATACACTCAATGCAGCTAGTGTCGTTAACGTAGGTATTGAGCTAGGCGTGGTGCTTTCAACACCATCAACAATCATAGCTATTGCTGATACAACAGCTGGTGCGAATATAGAGCTTACCACTACAGTCGGTATTGCTCCAGGAGCTGCAGTTAGCGTAGTCAATAATTCATTCACTCTTGCCAATACTAGTAGTATTGGTGCAAACGTAACCGTATCAAACACCAATCATATTATCGTCGGTTCACCAATATACATCGTTACGGCAAATGCAGGTCAGCTAGTTGCAAATACAACAGTTACTTCTATCGAGAGCGGTACAATTATAGGTCTTTCTGATGCACCTACTGTTGCCCTTGCCAATGCAACAATTCGTGTTTGGCCAAGTCTTGGTGCATTACAAAGCAACACTACTGTTTCAGGCATTATCGATAGCAATGAGTTAATACTAGACCTCGAGCCAACTATTGCCCTTGCCAATGCATCACTTTTTTTTGCCCCTGCTAAATTTCAGTTCTATAGCAATACAGGTAATTACATCCATTCCATATCATATGATGGTAACAACTATAGTAATGGTACAGTTGCTAGTATTTCCAAGGGGTATTTGGCTAGTTTCCAAATTGCTGATTCTTTATCCTATCCCGAAACAATTGAAATAAATACCGACGTTGTTCTTGATTATCTCACTGTCCCACTTGATTCCTTTGACTTTGGTATCAGTGCAACTGTTATTGCCAATACTACAAATAATAACAAGCTAGGTAACATATTAAACTATGATGAAATTACAATTGGTGGTGTGACTAGCCTTGTTGCCGTAGATCAGGGGTATGAGTATAATATTCCTCCAGTTGTACGTATCAAAGAGCCACTCATCGCAGCATCGAATAAAAAAGACATCGTAATTCAGTTTAATAACGCCACAGCTACTTTCTTTGCTGGTGAAATCGTTATACAGGATACTGGTGCCAAAGGTATGGTCAAGGCATCGAATTCCAGTGCACTGGAAGTTCGCCTATTAAATTATGAGAATAAGTTCGACCCATATTATACCAATAATGAGATACTGGGTACAACCTCTGGAGCTATTGCAATTATTAATAATACCTATGTTCAGTATCAAACTAAAGCCATGGGTCTCAACTCCGTTATAAACACCAATGTCGTTTCTGCCTTTGGCTCAGTCAATAACATACAAGTCATTGACTCTGGATATGGGTATCGCCATAAAGAATTTGGTTCTTTTATATCCACTGATGGTCTCAGAGAAGGTACTGTGGTCATGAACCTCGGAACACGTAATGAAACTGCAGTTGAAAAGCATGGTCAGGAAGGTAAAGCGCAAGGCTATTATAGAACAAACAATGGCTTCCCTTCTAATAATAAAAAACTCCATGATGGCTACTATTATCAGGAGTTCTCCTATGAAATTCGTTCTTCTGTAACATTAGATAAATATGAGGCGATGCTCAAACAACTTCTTCATATTGCAGGAACTAAATATTTTGCATCTACTGTGAGAAGCTCTATACTTCCTGTGCCAACAAATATATTCTCAACCGTTGAGATAACTTAGGACAATAAATGACCGAGTCTTTGATTCCCAATTACTATCGTTTTACCAGTGCTCAAAATTTTGTCAATACATTCTCCTTTGCTGGATCGAATGCTGACTCTGATTACTACTATGTTTTTGCTGGTAATCACTTAGACTACGTTGATAGTACAATCACAAAAATTTATGATGATGTCTATGGCACAACTAATGACGTCTATAGAAATATGATATTTGGTAAAATGGTCACTAACACCGATGTGTCACTTATGATCAAACGTATCATATGGCAGTCTGGTGTTGTCTATGCAATGTATGATGATAAAGACACAACACTGTCCTCCAAGGACTTTTTTATATGTGCAAAAGAAGGTACATATTACCATGTCTATAAGTGTCTTAGTAATAATAGCGGTGCAGCATCAACTGTAAAACCATCGTTTTCAGAAATCGGCACTGATGGGTTACAGTTTAGTCCTGGCGACGGTTATACATGGAAATATATGTATACTGTTGATGAAACAACATTCGATAAGTTTTCAACAACAAATTTCATTCCCTTCGTCGCTAATACAGAAGTAAGTAGTAATGCGATTGCAGGTTCGATTGATTCAATTAAAATTACCGCTATTGGTAATGGCTACGATAACTACATTGCTAACGGTTCGTTCTCAACAGCAGACGTTGGTATTTTCTCCAATTCCTATTACTATGGTATCAGCGTTGCAGGTGCTAATCCACAAAACGACTTCTATAAGGGTTGCATTTTAACAATCACTGCAGGAACAGGCTCTGGACAGTATAGAACCATTATGGCATATACTGGTGGTGAAGAAGCCACTGCACGCTATGTTCAGTTGGATAATTCGTTCTCGACCCAGCCCGATAATAGCTCGAAATATTCTATCTACCCAAGAGTTTACATTACTGGCGATCAAACTGAAACCTCCAATGGAATTGCATGGGCATACATTAATGCATCGGGTAATAGTATTTCTCGTGTTGAAATACTCGATGCAGGTGCAGGTTATAAAATTGCCACTGCAAATGTCTATGCCTCTGAGTATGTTCCTGTTCAATCAGTTGCAACAGTAAGACCAATTCTTCCTCCAACTGGTGGTCATGGGTTTGATCAGGGTAACGAACTCTATTGTTCCACTGTTACTGTGAGCACAAAATTTATTGGTACCGAAGGTAATACTGTACCATCAACTAATCAGTTCAGACAGATTGGCTTGATGCTTAATCCAAAATTTTCAAGTGCCACTATTAACTATGATACACAAAGAGGTTCATTCTCTCTTGGTGAAACAGTTTATAACTTCTATCCAAAACGTGTTCAGAATCATGTGAATATCGATAGTGGAAATACAACTGCCAATGCAGAGTATGGTGGCATTTTTACTTCTGTAC